GGAGCAAAATGGATGGAGAAAAAGAGTCAGTGGACTTTTCCGTCAGGGGCTAGAATCTGGATGACATATTTAGAACAGGATAAAGATGTACTACGTTACCAAGGTCAAGCATTTACTTATATCGGTGTGGACGAACTTACGCAATATAGTACGCCGTATGCCTGGGATTATCTACGCTCGCGTCTTAGGACTGCAGACCCGACTTTACCTGTTTATATGCGAGCTACAACTAATCCTGGTGGTCCTGGCCATCTCTGGGTTAAGAAAATGTTTATCGACCCTGCGATACCTAATAGGTCGTTTTCAGCGACGGATATCTCGACAGGTAAGGTACTTAAATACCCTTCTAGTCACAGTAAAGCAGGAGAGCCATTATTTAAAAGGAGATTCATCCCAGCAAGACTAATGGATAATCCTTACTTAGCTGAAGCTGGAGACTACGAAGCAATGCTACTTTCTTTGCCTGAGGTGCAGAGAAAACAATTATTAGAAGGTTCTTGGGACATAGCAGAAGGTGCTGCGTTCGGAGAATTTAGAAGAGACAGGCACGTTGTTCCTTCGTTTGATGTGCCTAATTCATGGAGGAAGTTTAGAGCGTGCGACTATGGTTACTCATCTTATACTGGGGTTCTTTGGTTCACAGTAGACCCCTCTACAGATACTTTAATCGTGTACCGAGAGTTGTACGTAACTAAAGTAACGGCAAAAGAATTGGCTTATATGGTTATGGAGGCAGAAGAAGATGATGGTAATATTTCTTACGGTGTGTTGGACTCTAGCCTTTGGCATAAGCGTGGCGATACTGGCCCATCTTTGGCTGAACAAATGATTGTCGAAGGTTGTAGAT